GTTTGGCTGTCATATCGTTTACGGAGATAAAACAGAAGAAGGAATTATGATAATTGAAAAGTATGATACGAAAAGAGAATAACTATCAATATTAAGAATAAATGAAAGACAGCTTTTTGATTTATAAATCATTTTACAAACCCATATCGAGATTATCGGACAAACAACTGGGCAGGCTGTTTCGAGCAATATTCAAATATCAACTTGGCGAGGAGGTTACGGTAGAGGAGGACATTGAAATGGCATTTGAGTTTTTCAAGAATCAATTCGAGATAGATGAACTCAAATATCAGGGCATTGTCGAGAGAAACCGGAACAACGGGCGTAAAGGAGGTAATGACAAAAACTCTGAAACGGTTAAATCAAAGTACAGTGGAAGCCAAACGAGCCACTCGACCCCAAATAACCCAGTGGGGGCCAAACGAGCCAGTGGGGGCTTAAATGATAATGAAAATGATAATGATTTAAAAGAAACTTCTCTATCGAGAAGCAAAGAAAAAGAAGAAGATTTTGGCAAAGACGTTGACAAGCCACTGACAGAACTGCGTGAAGAACTACTCTCAAATCAAACGTGGATAGAAACGCTATCGATGAACAACCACATCGACGAGAGCGCATCGAGGCTCTATATCGAGGCATATATCCGTAAGCTCCAAAACGAGGGTATTGCAAGAAAAAGCGTCAGCGATGCACAAAAACACTTTGCCAACTGGTTAAGAATTGAATTAAAACGAGCACGAGATGAGCAATCCGGAATCCATCAAAAACCTAATTCCAAGACCAAAAAGGAGCGATATGCAGAGTTTGCAGAAGCCATCGCCACCAAGCTGGCAGCAGGAGATACTGGCAGCCTACAAGACGGGGGAGAATCTGCTCTGCCTTTTTAGCCCTGACAAGCAAAGCCGTTATTGCCAGAGCCTCGAACGCTGCTTTATCGGCAAGGCTCCGAGCATAGCCCGTGTATCGAGGACATTCGGCAGTCACATCGCCGAGTCGTGGCTGGAAATACAGCTTCTCGACCTCGCCGAATTTTCGGGAGTCCGAAAGGACGGAATGACGGAAAAGGAGTATGAGGAGATAGCCCGTATCATCATCTCCGGCTATGGCGATTTCAAGCTCACCGAGTTCATGGTATTCTTTCAGCGGTTCAAGCAAGGGCTTTACGGGACGTTCTACGGAGTTTTCGACCCTATGGTGATAACAAGGTCTCTTCGAGAGTTCAGAGCCGACAGAGAGAAACTATTGCGGTTCTATGAGGACAAGAAAAGGCAGGAGGAAAAGGAACGGGAATGGGAACGAAGCAGAACCACCAGCCTCACCTTCGAGGAATGGGAAGAGCTCAAATGGCTGTTTAACATGGGATATGAAATGAATGATTTGAAGCAAAATTAAGAAAGGAGAAATGACATGGAAATAACATTGATAGCGGGATTAGCCATTCTTTTTATTACGCTTGTAATATTTATTTATCTTGACATAAGGAATGACCGAGTATATGTTTTCTCGAAGCATATTATCAACTGTTCCCATGAAGAAGTTCAGCGAGTTATCTATGAAGACATAGACAGAGCTAAGCAACTATATAGCCGATTAGACGAGATATACAATAGGAATAGCTACGACGAAATGCTTTACAGCATAAGGCCTCTCAAAGTCAAATATTGGTTCACCGAGGAGGAAATAAAAACTTTTAATCTCAGTGACTTATGAGGATAGGGTTGTTAGATGTAGATCATACAGTAATTAGGCTACGGGTAAGACTATTCGAGACTGCCGTGTACTGTCCAAATTATTAAAACAAATTGAGAATTACAGCAAAAAGGAAAGTTAAGTATGAAAGACATAGAGCTTTACAACGACTCATTCCAGAATTATAAAGTCTATGGTCTGCCAAAAGCGCAGCTGATTATAGCAGATGTGCCGTATAATTTGGCGAATAACGCCTACGCCAGCAACCCCGCATGGTATATCGACGGAGACAACAAGAACGGCGAGAGCGCATTGGCAGGCAAACAATTCTTCTCGTCCGACAGCGAGTTTCGTCCGGCCGAGTTCATGCACTTCTGTTCAAAAATGCTCGTGAAAGAGCCGAAAGAAGCCGGCAAATCCCCCTGCATGATACTGTTCTGCGAGTATGAACAACAGTTCAAATTCATAGAGTTAGGCCGCAAATACGGGTTAAATCACTATATACCGCTGGTTTTCCGCAAGGACTTCTCGGCGCAAGTATTGAAAGCAAACATGAAGGTCGTCGGCAACTGCGAATACGGTCTTATCCTTTATCGGGACAAGTTGCCCAAATTCAACAACAACGGGAGAATGATTTTCAACTGCTTCGACTGGGTGAGGGACAACACCACGCCCAAATGCCACCCTTGCCAGAAACCTGTCCCGCTCCTCAAACGGTTGATAGAGATATTCACAGACAAGGGCGATGTTGTCATCGACCCGTGCGCAGGAAGCGGCACGACCCTGTATGCGGCAGCCTCATTGGGTAGAAAGGCATATGGCTTCGAGGTCAACAAGCAATTTTATAACGACGCAAATGAAAAGGTCTTGAAAAGAATACAAGTCAGTTTATTTCAATAAATTATAAAAATCATACAGATATGGGAGAAATAGAATTTATGAAAGGAGGAGAATAAATGGATACAAACTTATCTATATCACAAATACATTTGGCATTACGTAACAGTGGGATATGGAATAAACGTTCGGATATTATGATTCCCAATCTATCATGGGGATTACTTGATTATGAAGCTGATTTTGTTGTGCTATCTAAAAGTGGCTATCTTACAGAAGTGGAAATAAAGCGTTCGTGGGAAGATTTTAAAGCAGATTTCAATAAAAAACATAAACATGATGCCGATCAAGTTTACTATTTCTACTACTGTGTGCCAGAAAAAATATATGACAAGGTAATATCATTTTTTCAATTGAAAAGTTCCGATAATATCAATATTAATTTACCTGCTGTAATTTACTACACAGAGAGTGGCAATATAGTACGAACTGGTTTTGGTAACCCTTATTCAAGAGGGAAACGTCGTAAATTATTCTTGGAAGAACAATTAATAATAGCTCGATTAGGACAGTTAAGATATTGGAACTTATTGGAGAAAGGAGGAGAGCAATGAACGAAAAAACAATTGAAAAGAGTTTCGATGAGTACATGAAAAAGAATTATACAGAAAATTATCTGTCTGATTACAAAAGAGAAGTCATCGACAACCAACGTTGCGATTTCGCAAACGGCGTGGAATACTATCTGAAAAACACATGGCATGATAAGAGCGAAATTCCGGAATACGGCAGGAAGATATTAGTGAATACGAAATCGTATGGCTTATTTGTCGGAGGGAAAAAGCTATCGGAAAAAGATTACAAAACCTTTGTCAAAGAGGCAGAGGTAGAAAGTTGGGCATATGTAGAAGACTTGTTACCAAATAAACAGGAGGAATAGCAATGAGAAAAACGATATTAGATGCCTGTTGTGGGGGAAAGATGTTCTACTTCGACAAACATGACGAAAGAGTTCTTTTTCAAGACATTCGAAAGGTCTCTACTCATTTATGCGATGGTAGATCATTTGAAGTAAATCCCGACATACAAGCCGACTTTACAAATATGCCATATGAGGATAAATCTTTTTCGATGGTAGTTTTCGATCCGCCTCACTTATTAAGGAATGCTGGAAAGTCAAAGATGGCAGATATGTACGGACGTTTGAACGAAAAAGCATCGCCAACAGGCTACCAACAAATTAAATACGGAGCTCTGTATTCAGATTGGCGTGATATGCTGGCAAAGGGATTTAAAGAATGTTTTCGAGTCCTGAAACCCGGAGGATTTTTGATTTTCAAATGGAACGAGACCGACATCAAAGTGTCGGAAGTTCTCAAACTCACACCTGAAAAACCAATATTCGGGCATATATCCGGCAAACGTTCTAATACACACTGGATTTGTTTCATGAAAGAAATTATAAAGGAGGAATAAGATATGAAGATTAAATTATTGCAAAGATTAAGGAATGATATTTTACAAAATTTTGAATATCATGATGGTGGATGGAGTGGATATTATAGAGTTATCTATAAAGGAACGAGGTATGAGTCAGAAATAGTAAGCGGTTTAAATTATTTTCTTACAGGTGGATACTGGTTTATTAGAAAAGTTATTATCGAAGAAATAAAAAAAATGAGAGAAAAGTCTGATATTAAATTTATGTATATAAAAAAAGATAGTTAGATGATTAAAGGAGGAATAAGAGATGAAGAAAATAATGTTCAATGATAAATACGGACTCACCCAAGCCGTACTTGAAGGTCTAAAAACACAGACAAGGCGGATAATTACTCCTCAGCCGACATATCAGGATAATTGCGGAATTTGCTGGAAGGGTTATGCTTACGGTCTTAGTCTTAGTAATGAGCTGTTAGGCTGTTACATAAATTTTGTATCAGGAACTGAATATGACAAGTCGTGCAAAAGATACAGGAAAGGAGAGTGTGTTGCAGTGGCACAGAACTATGGAGACTGTGGAAATCTTCCTGATTATGAGCTTGACGAGGAAGGGTATCCAATAATGCCTAAAAGAAGCGGATACTTCAACAAAATGTTTGTCCGTGCCGGCCTTATGCCCTACCAAATCCGCATAACCAATGTACGTGTTGAACGGTTACAAGATATTTCAGATGAAGATTGTTTGAAAGAGGGAATAATAAAGGGGCAATGTGGTAGTGCAGATACCCATTTTATGGACGCATATTATATTCCGACATTAAAAAAAGATCCTTTTTGCACGCCACAAGGGGCTTATTCATACTTAATTGACAAGATAAGCGGTAAAGGCACATGGGAGAACAACCCCTATGTATTTGTGTATGATTTCGAACTGGTAAAGTGAAATTATGGAAGGAAAAGAAGTAGGAGTAGAGATGAAAGGGAATGCCTGTACATTCCCATAGAAAGCGAAATCACGCACTTTTCTTATCGCTCACCAAGAACGAAAAGTATTTAGACCTTTTAGGGTAAATCTTTTTACCGTTCTTGATGATATAACGGCAGAATATGCGGATTTTCCCACTTTCATTTTGAACTTGATCTTTCACATTAACACCTCCTTTCCGTTCTGCCTGCCGACCTGTATCGACAAGCTATAAGTTGCACCCTGTCAAGTGCAACTAAAAAAAGCCCAAAGTTACAGGACATTGGGCTTAATGTCTTTCTCACACGAGAATGGACAAGATGATGGCGAATGACCGGAAAGGAGGTGTTAATGTTCCGAATCAAGTTCGATGCAAATCGACTTCGATATTTAGTTATCAAATATCAAATTAACTCTTTTAATAGTTTAGTTAACATTGTTGTATTATGAGTAAAAAGAAAATCTACATCTCCCTACCCATTACTGGCAGGGACTTCGATGAAGTGGAAAGTGAAATACTATACGTTTCGGGAGTCCTCGAAATGAAAGGATACCGTGTCGTCACACCGATAGACTTCGACGTGAACCCCGATTTGGACAAACCCTATCATGAACTTCTGGGAAACGATATAAAGGCTCTTATGGAATGCGATGCGATATGCCTTTGCCCCGGTTGGGAAAAATCCAAAGGCTGCCAGTTAGAACATTTCGTGGCCAAACTATGGGATAAAGAGATAATTGAATTTGAACGATTAAAATACAGTAAGATATGGAAAGAAAAGTAGGAGAAATATTTGAGTACAACGGTGAGTGGTATCAGTGCGTAGAGCAACCAAAACAATATGATTGTGCCACTGTTTTTGAATTATGTGCTTTTAGTGCTGTTGGTAATTGCGAACTTGATAAATGTAGTGGAACTTATAGAAGTGACAGTAAATCTGTAATCTTCAAGAAACTTGAAAAGGTCGGAGAGCCACATTTTATATACGACAAAATTTTTAAAGGCGGTAAAGTTTATGTTCAAAACTTCATGGTATATGAAGATTTTAAAAATCATAAACCTATATGCGATGATTATGTATTATATGATTGGCATGAAAAAATAATAAGTATAGAAATCAAACAAAACAAAGAAGATATGGAAGAAAAGAAATTGAACTTAAAAGAATTTGACCTTGAAGCAGCCAAAGCAGGCAAACCAGTCTGCACGAGAGATGGTAGAAAGGCAAGGATTATTTGCTTTGATTTAAACAATAAAAACTTTCCAATTGTTGCTATTATAAATTGTGATACAGAAGAAAATGCGTATCAGTATGATATTGATGGTGTATGTGATGAGCATGATAATAATCTTAACCTTATGATGTCCCCTGAAAAGAAAGAGGGGTGGGTTAACTTGTGCA